TGGCTGTATCAGCTATAAAAATAAACGACAGTACTAATATAAAAGTCAATAAAGAAGAAGACGAAATTACTATTACGCCAATTGAAAATTGTCCATCTCTTGTTGAAATACCTTGTCCAACAGTTGATGCTCCTAACCTAAAACGTAATTGAGAACCATTATAGCCATTAATAGTGCTATCTCCGTTTATAGTAACTATGTCAGCTGTATCAGCACTATTCCTAACTCGTAAAGCTATGTCAGTTGATAACGCTCCAGGTGCTTTTACTTGAAGTTTACCACCGTTGTCTGTTGTTGTATTGATTAAAGTATTACCACTTGTAGTAATACGCATTCTTTCAACACTAATTGTACTAAATATATTGGTTCCTCCGTTTATGGTAAGATTATTTGACGTTGCATTAATAGATAATCCACCGCCTCCAATAGAAGTAATTGAATTATTTGAACCGCAATCAAATCTTAATCCTTGAGTTGATGTACCCATTACATTTATACGGGATGTTGAAGCATCGTAAACTAAATTAAATCTTGAAAAAGTACCATTTGTAACAGTAAAAGCAAATGGACCACTATCTCTATTTGCTACATCTGCAAAAGTAATTCCTTGATTACCTCTTAAATCTAATGTAGTAGTTGGCGTATTAGTTCCAATCCCTAATCTATTGTTTACATCATCCCAAAAGAAATTAGTATTATCTTGTGCTATTGTCGTACCATTTGAAAACAATACTGAACCTGAAGTAAGGGCAGGTAATGTAAATTTACCATTAAATGCAGTCCAATCAGTAGTGCTTAATGCTCCTCGATTTGTAGCACTTGCAGTTGGTAAATTAAAAGTATGTGTTTCGCTTACACTACTAATATTAAAATTTGTTCCTGTTGTACCAACCGATAAATATTGATTATTAGTTGTTAATCCATTTATTGCAGAAATACCACTTGCAAAGGTTGTTGTTATTTGACAAATATGATTATCTTCAGTGTGTAATGTTGCAGTACGACCTCCTGTACTATTTACAATATAAACTCTAATCGCTAACCTATCCGTTAATAATAATGTAGTTTCGGGAACTGCTAACGAAGTTAAATACAAATCTATATTTGTACCTCCACTTATTGTTTCCGGTGCTGCTGAATTGTTTGCAATAGTTGTAAAAGTTACACCATCATATTTCAATAACTCAACATAAAATTTAGGTGTACCACCACTTGATGACATTGAGAAAAACATTTCAAAATTCCAAGCTCCTGAAGGTATTTGTAATCTGTTAGGATTTCCAACATCCGTTAAAAATTGAGAAATTAAACCATTGCCTGTAATTGCAAAATCTGTTCCTATTCCAATTACTGCCGTATTACTTAATTGTTTGTAAGTTGCTACCGATGCAGCAATCGAACCATTCAAATAATAATTAACAGATGAACCGCCACCGCCACCACTGGGTAAAGTTGCCAATTGACCATCTCCTCGAATATATTGTGATGAAGTACCGGCAGCAGTAACGGCTATTGTACCATCTGAAGTCAAAGGACTATTTGCAACACTAAAAGCAACAGGCATTGTTAAACCTACGGAAGTTAAACCACCTGCTGGGACATCCTCGATTGTGATAAATGGATGAATACCATCTTCACCATCGTTAATCAAATCCGATGTATTTGTAACGGCTGCCGGTATTGTTGGTTTATTTAATATTTCAGCAACTCCGGTTGTTGCATTCCAATCACTATTAACTTGAGCTGCCGGAATTGTTGGCTTGTTTTTAATATAGTCAGGAGCTTGATTGTCGGATTGATTCCAATCGCTTTGCACTTGCTCACCGATAATTCGATTTACATTTATAATGTACTCATTTGGATTTGATATAATTGTAACCTCATCGACTGCAACTTGTACGTTAATATCGATAGTTTCGACAATAACAGCTGAATTAACAACGATTTCATTAATTGTATCTTGTACTATAATATCTACGTTATCGCTCATAATTATCGAGTTATGTCATCAGTAATCGTGAATAAACCACTCACCCAAGTATTAACCTCACCAATTTCAGTAGTTACCTGAATATCGTATCTATAATTACAGGCTTGAATGTCGATAATTTGCTCATTAATACAAAACTCACCATTTGTTGGATCAAATATTGTCAATGTTGGAGTGAATGCAACAACACCTCCAGCCTCTTTACGAAGTTGAATTTTTACATCCCCATCCGTTAAATCTAATGGTACAGTATTAATATTTATTTGAAAGTCCACCCTTTTGAATGTGTCCCCTCTTTTGGTCGTGAAGTTTAATGTTGATGCCATTTTTTAAAAATAGTTTTAATTTTTTAATGTTTTCCTCTGTTCTCTTATCTGTCTTTCTCATATTTTTAATATGGTTTATCGAGCCACCATTTACCACAAACCAAACGTGATCTCATTGGATTGACAATATTTGTTGAATTGCTCACATATTCCGGTAAATGGTTTTTATATAACCATCGTAACATTCGGTCCTGATACATTTCCGACTTCAATCGCATATTATTTACCAAGTAATCAACTTCGGTCTTATCAACTGCAACCGAGTTTTCAGGTTGCGTTTTAAAAATACCATTGTTATTGACTTTGTAAGCACCAATTAACAAATATTCAACTGCTGCTGCTGCAATTAGAAACGGCACAATATAACCATCGTATAATGTCAAGTATTCACCGGCTAAATCGTCCCCTTCGAAGTCATCACAAATTTTATTATAAAGCGTTTCACCTAATATTTCCTCAAGTCTAATTCGTTGAGCGTCTGCAATGCAAGGGATATATAAATCAACATCAATATTACCACCTAATAAGGTGTTTTTTGTCAATTCGTTTTCTTTTAAAAGGATTACTGTTGCCATAAATTACATATCGTGCGGTGCAATGTACACCTTTGGGTTATTTGTTGGAGCTATTTCACCGGCTTTTCTAACTTCTGCTGGAGTTGATGGCTGTGCTGCTGTGTTTTTACCTGTTCCTATTTTTCTGTACATTTCACGAGTCCAAAAATGTTTACAAGTTCCATAAGGAAACGCATCAGATAATAAACCACCACCTTTCCACATAAAAATGTCATAAGGCTGATCAGGATTTGGATGCATTCCAAAGCCGGGATTTACATTTCGATTACTCATTTCCATTATATCCTCTTTTCGGTATAACTTTTTAGCTCTAATCATTTTTTTACAAAATTCTCTTTCAGGATTTTCGTTTCCTGAATATCGATATCGTGTAATATATAATTTTGTGTCTTGCTCTGATGGACTTTTTGTTTTTGCTGTTCCTGTTGATGCACTTGCTAAACCAACTTTCATTAATTGAGTTGAAAGATTATTTAAAAGCTCCAATTCAGCATCCAACTCTTCCTCCTTATTATAATCAACAGGATCAGAGCTAATCAACTCCCATTCGCTCAAATCTATTTCCTCACCCAAGTCTTCTATTGATTGACTCGATAATTGTGTAACTACTGGAGTTGGTGGAATAACGGCAATAGTCTCTTGGCTTCTCAAGTTCTCAAATTGCAAATCCAAAGTTATTCCATTTACTGCAAAGATTTCCATTAATCCATCAAGAATTATTTCTTGTTTTGGTTTAATTACATTTATCATTAATTCCTCAAATCCAACTTTTATTTCGTCAGCTGTTGAACTAAATCCTTTTGAGGATGAAATTCCCACAAGCATTTGAGAAGTTAATTTATGAGAGGTGCAAAGTTGTTGTCTTGCCTCTTCGCTCAAATAAGCATATTGCTGATGTGCATCAGATACTTCCAAAGCACTGATCGTGATTTCAGTTTCTTTGCTATCGTTCCAATTCAAGAAAAACGCACCGGCATTTTGTGAACCTGTCAAATGGTTTCTAATTTGACGAGTGTTTTCCATTATGGTTTCCTCACTCTCTTGGACTCCAGCATTCATATTTATAATATGACCAAATGATAATCCTTTTTGAATGTGGTTAATTGAGTAGTTGCTAATTTCCTCCTCCATTTTCGCCCAAGAAATACCTGAAACGTAAGAAGGATTTGAGTAATAAAATTGCCCAACCTGATAATCACGAATTATATAAATTTCTGAACGCTC